GACAGAGTCAGTAGAACTGACAGAGTCAGTAGAACTGACAGAGTCAGTAGAACTGGTGCCAAATTGGGCCTTCTCTCGACCCACAAATACTGGATGGCACTCGCCTGCGCGAAATTAAAAATTTTTAAAAATGAAAGCAAAACACTTTAAGCAGCTCGGGAAGAACTGGGCTTTATACTCGGAGGTTAATACCAAGTACTGTAATTGGATCCCCTCCATCGCCACGGTCCATGAAGGTATGATTTGGCCGAACGGTATTTCGGTCAAGTTCCTGTGGTTCGGTGTGACCCTCATTCGCGTAAGCGAATAAATAAAGATCCCCGGGGCCAAACGCTCCGGGGATTGTTGTGCAGAAATAAATTTTTAATTTGTATAAGGTTTGATTATATTTGAGGCATGGCACGAAGTACATATAAAATGAGTCCGCTCGCCTATATGGAGGAGGGACAGAAAAGGCGAGACGCCGGAGAATTTGTAAAGCCCACCGATGCGGAGGAGCTTTACTTTGCATTCATCGAGTATTGCAAATTCATGCAGGATAACTATTTCTCCCAGTCTCACAAGAATAAGAATGGCGAAGACTGCAGCGTCTACATCTCCCGCCCGATGACCATCGAATCATTTAGGCTGTTCGCTGGACTCAATCCTGTTGAGTACGGGGAACTCACGGGAGACCCGGTAGCAGCTGCAATTGGGGGCACCATCGAGGACGCCATCAATTCTCAGCAGATTGAGGGAGCACTGGTTGGCAAGTACGCTGCCAGCCTTATCCAGGTACTTCAAGGACGCAAGACCAATGTCAACCTGACGGGAGGCATCACTCTCGAACAGATAACAGGAATGGAGGTAAAATAAAATGGGACGCCGGCTTCAATTTGACACCAAAGGCAACGAGAAGCAGAAGGAAGTGGCTCGGTTATGGCTTGATGACTCAGTCACTGACATTCTGTATGCTGGCACGAAAGGTGCTGGCAAATCGTACCTCGGGTGTTCCTTGATAGCCGGCGATGCCCTCACCTATCCGGAGACATTTTATTTTATTGCGCGTAAGACGGCCGCTGACTTAGTCCGGTACACTATCCCGTCTCTCTACGAGGTATTCGCCCACTGGGGTATCACGGAGAACTACTACCATTTCAATGGACAATACAACTTCTTCGAGTTGTACAACAAAAGCCGCATCTACCTGATCGATGCCAAGTATAACCCCAGTGACCCCATGTACGAGAGGTTTGGCTCCATGCAGATGACTCGGGGATGGATCGAAGAAGGCGGAGAGTTTATTCGCGAGGCGAAGACCAACCTCCAAGCTTCCATCGGTCGCTGGAAGAACGACGTCTACAAGCTTGCTCCCAAACTCCTCATCACCTGCAACCCGTCCAACAATTTCCTGTACACCGACTATTACAAGCCGTGGAAGGAGAACAAGCTGCCTCCTTGGCGTCGGTTCGTCAAAGCTCTGCCCCAGGACAACAAGACTCTCCCAGACACGTATATCGAAGGGCTTCTCCGTAACCTGACCCAGTCGCAGATCGAGCGACTGGTCTTTGGCAACTGGGAGTATGACGATGACCCGAATTGGCTGGTCGACTATGATGCAGTGTGCGACATGTTCAGCAATGAGTTCGTACTCCCGACGGGCAATCGGTTCATTAGCACTGACCTTGCTGGGAAAGGACGAGACAGTTGGGTAGTTGGAACTTGGGATGGCATGGTCTGCCGGATCCCCATCGCAAAAGGATTCTCGGAAGGCAAGGAGATGGAGGAGAAGATCGCCAAATTGGCTACCGGTCTAAAAGTCCCCCGGTCCAGCATCATCTCCGACGCTGACGGACTTGGGTTCTACTTGGAGAGCTACTTGAAAGGCATTCGCGAGTTCCACGGGGGACAATCAGCCATTGACTCCAAGACGTACAACAACATCAAGTCGGAGTGCGCATTCAAGTTGGCGGAGCTCATCAACAAGCGCCAGATCCACATCATCTGCTCTCCCGAAGTTCAGGAGAAAATCAAGCAGGAGATGACGGTACTCAAGTCCAAGAACACGAACTCCGCTGAGCAGAAGCGAGAGCTCATCTCCAAGGACACCATGAAGCAGCTCCTCGGCAGGTCACCGGACTTCCTGGACATGCTCATCATGCGAATGATATTCGAGATCAAGCCGAAGGCGACTGGCATGAAGTCCGCCAAAATAATAATCCCCACAAAACGATGATACTGGACATCATAACTCTCATCCGCAACATGGTCAAGATGGTCAATCCTCTGGCCGTCTTTGAGTGTGACCAGGCTCGAATGCTGAACGTCAAAGTGGATACGATGGAGAGGTTCGTGACAGACTCGGACGGCAATCAGACCTCGTCCGACTTCGTCTATGTTGAGGAGCCCACCACTGGCTACTACGATACGCCGTATCGGGGCTACCCCACTCAGCGTACCATTATGCAAGTCTACTTCTGCAAGTTCGAGCCGATGGCCAACGATGCCTACAAAGGCGACACGAAGTTCAGCAAGAACTCTCCCACCATCGGCCGACTGGAGTTGAAGAAACAAATTGAGGAGCAGATGGTCCGGCCTTTTCTCTACTTGCTCAAGTCCTCTCCTCTGGTACTGCGATACCCTGACATCATGAACACCGTTCGGGTACTATACCCGTCCTCCAGGTTTGATGCCAACGAGGTCAGTGTGGGACTGGAGTTCACCTTAAAACAGGACTGGTGCTTGGACGCCTACAAGGATCGGTACTATCGTCCACTGCTTGACGTCATCAAAAGACGATACGACTTGAGAGGATGCACTCTATTCTTTGACCGTCGGGACTTGCCCATGCCGACATGGAAAGCCGGAGACCCCGGGTACCCAACGGAGGGAGTAACAGACATCACTGCATGGCTCATCGCAGGATCTTGGTTTAGCGACGATGACCGGTCTCTGACATGTCTCACCCATTCCGACAACGGTCATGGCGTGATGGATGACCACGTCATCTGGAGCGACAAAACAGGATGGCGATGCTCCACATTCCGTTTCCCCGACGTGCCGGGATATATCGTAGAGGACTACCTCGTAGACCAGATCCGGATGAACGACCATCCTGACACGGAGTGGAGTTTCAAACATTGCTACATCAAAAGAGGATGATACAGCGAATCGACATAAAAGGCGGTCAGATGACGTTCGGCCAACGCATAGAGCTTGGCCGGATCATCACTGACAAGGAACTGACAGACATTGACAAGATGAAGGAAGGCATGCAATGTCTCGGCGTCAAATGGAGTCTCAGGAACACCTCCGAAATTGTCGAGTACTGGTATGAGGTCCTCATGGGCATTAAGTACTGGATCGAGCGAGAACAGACTGAGCTCAAGTACGAGCCCAGTGCCGAGGAGAAGGCAGCCGGTATTGCTCAGTTTTCTTTGTTGGTTGGCGAGATGGCTACCATCACTGCACTGGCCAAGGACTACTCGAAAGACCCGGATGAGATTCTGGAATGGAAATACGGGAAGGTGTACAACCTCCTTTTCACCAACTTGCAGAGCCACCTCTTCCGTGAGCGACTGAACAAGGAACTGGAGCGTAAGGCTCAGCAGAAAGCCAATGCTCGCAAACCCAGAAACAAATGGCGGTAGGACTGGAACAGATATTGGCTGAGGGTCTCACCCAGATGAGGGACGAGATCATCCGGGCATCACAGGACGCCGGGCAGGAAGCTTCGGGCAGAACCTATGCTCAGATAACGGTCCAGACGGGCCGGGAAGGTGAAACAGTTTGGGGGACAATCGAAGCCCCGAACTACTTCTACACTCTCATCCGGGGACGAGGTCCTGGAAAGATCCCCGCCAATTTGGGACAGATCATCATGGAGTGGGCAAAGCTCAAAGGCATCACATTCTCGGATCCCAAGGACCTGGTCCGATTCGGAAATGCCACTGCATGGAAGATAAAACGGGAAGGCTCGGAGCTTTATCGCAATCACATTTACGTTGACCTGGTCGACACTCCCGCTGATAACTTCGAGGAGTATCTGGCTCAGCATTTGGACAAGACAATGGAGGTCCTCATAGAAGAAGCATTCACACCCGACAACAATATGGACCACGGATATATAATATAACGCGATATGGCAATTACCAATCAACCGGCTGACGACTCTCTGTACTCAGCATATTCGCAAATACCAGTTGAGACTGACGACTTAACATCCGGGCTTGAGATCAAGACTCAGAACTTCGATGAGGCCAACATGATCTCGCTTAACATCATTGACAACGAGGAGGTCGAAGTAATTGATAACAGTGGAGGCACAAACAATTATTTCTACAAGGCATTTCCGATCTTCCGCAAAATGGTAGCAGGGGAATGGTATGCTTTTCGTGTTGGATTTGGCACAGTAAATGTGGCAACAGCTATGAGTGTCTCTCTGTACCAGGGGACTGCTTCTGGGACGATTATTGAGGGGACCGAAATGGCTACAACGGATTTGGCTATTGGATCCTCCATGTCAGGGAGATTTCAAGTAAGGACAGACCTTGCTATAACCGGACCCACCACTGTACTGTTAGTCTATGCCGGGGCTAAAGGGTCAACAGCTGGAGTGAAGATTATTCTCACCCGAATGCGTTTGGCATATGGTCAGAACTTTATCGACTATAGACCCAGTTCAGTGATGGCAGCGAACTCATTAACTGAAAGCATCGACATCCACAGGGATTCTGGATTTGGGACGACGAAAAAATACGATCTCAGCTTTTTAGCTAAAGCCGGATTCCGGGACGATAGACCCAGAACATTCCCGTACCAGAACACAGCCATAGGTTTTGGCATTGACTATAACCTCATATCGGCATACGCATACAGAGGCATCGGCGAACAGAACTTCAACGTCCGATATGCCTCCCGGGGAGTTGGTCCCCGAGGCTACAGCGTTGACTTCTCCGAAAGGGCCGTAGGATTTGTGTTGACGGACCGGGTTCCTGACGGGAACGGACAACTATATGTTAAGAAGTATTTTGGATACCCTAACTTCCTAACCCTGTTTGCTAAGGGGTCGATATCAGTAAACATGCAATCAGCCATGGAAGTGAATGTTATGTATACGGGGACTACGATTTTCCAGAAAATGGAGATCTCTCCCCGGGTTAACATTCCGTTTGTCCTTGAGTTCGATGAGGAATTGGCAGATGGTGCTGACTACGTTATTGTCAGAAATCGCAATTTGCCCTTGAACTCCGACAAATGGCATATACGTTACGTTGATGCAGAAACTCCTTGCAACCCATTCTACATTCGCTGGATAAACCAGAAAGGCGGATGGGACACTTACATGTTTGAGCAACACAAGAAGTATACGCAGGAGGTTGACCGGGGAGACCAATACGTATTAGCGAATTCCAGAGACCCCTATGCCTCACAGACGAGAGGCGAGTTAGCTCCGGAGTTTAAGAACATAGTCCAAGCAGGAGCAGAACAGCTTGATGAGAACGACTTCAACTTGCTCAAAGGAATTGCTCTCTCGCCTTTGGTCCAGGTTTACAACTATCAAATTGGAGTATGGCAACGAGTCCTCGTAGATGACACGGATCTGACTTGGGATACCAAAGCTCCCCGGAACACTGTTAGCTACGAGTTCCAGCTTATTGACGAACAAACTCAGTGGTAATATGAACTACGAACTACTCATGAGAGGTATTGACGGCGAGGTCTGGTCACTGGACCTCCCGCTTGATGCTCCTGCGATGAACTACCAAATAAACAACTTGGCGGAGCTGAAAGACAGGAATGCCTCATATTCCCAGCGTATCAGTCTGCCCAGGACGACTCACAATGAGCAAGCATTCCAGTTCAGTTTTGTAATTGGCTCGGGGTCGTATGTGCCATACATGAAGTTCCCTTGCCAGCTATTCTATGAGGGAGCACTCATATCCCCGGCGGGAGCAGTGCTGAACATCGTAGACGTGTCTGACACGTCAATCGGGATCCAGATTCTCGGGGCAACCGCTGACTTGTTCGACACCCTCAACAACACTGACGCGAAGGATCCCGGAACTGGCATGTTTCTCCTCAAGTGGTACACGGACACAATGGGACAGGCCGAGCGATACCTCTCCGGCCCCGAGGAATCTAAAGTCCTGTACTTTTGGCTATATGCAACTCTCCAGAAGAACCCGAACGTCCCCCCGATCTCCATGGAGGCAATCAGGCAAGTCCGGGAGTTGGACAAGTTCTATCCCCATCTCAACTGGTATGACCTCGTAACGTGGATCTTCGACCGAGCAGGCTACAGTCTCGAGACTGACGTGGATCCAGTTGACCGGAGTGAAATGTTTTTGCCTTGCACCTACCCCGTTTTGGCAGACAACCCCAATGCTCCGAAAGCATCCGGAACTGGCTGGATTCAGGATCCCCCGATTGGCACTATAGTCGGGGTGATATGGCAAGGCTACCCTGGAGTAACTCTCAGTGACCCGGTCGCCGGACGTTTAACGATGGGAACTGTAGCAGGAACATTCAGCTGGATGACTTTGTGGGACACGACCATCACGTTCAGCTTCTCATGGTCCAATATTTCTGCCATCCGGAATGGTTCTGTGGCAGTCCAAGTTACCCATTACAAGAACGACGGGACCAGTGCTATAGTGTTGACCAGATCCTGGTCGTCTGGATCTTCCGGCAGCGCTTCGGTCGACATCCCGATGGAGGCAGGAGAGCACATCCTGGTGTCCGGATCTCTCGCCACAGTCAATCCCTCTGTCAATCAGTATGACATGAGGTTCCCGGTCAGCATTACTGCTCCTCCCGTTCCGGAAACTTCGCCGGGGGATAAGCCCCAGCCCGGGCTAACCTATGACCTCCTGGCCTCTACAGGATTCAAGAGCTTGGGAGACATAGTCAAAGCTTTCTTCCAGTTGTTTGGTCTTACTATTGACGTGAACCCAGCTACTAAAGTAGCAAGAGCATACTCAGTTCGGGAGTTCTACAACAGACGAAGCTCGTCCGGGAAGAATTGGTCTGACAAGCTGATAAAAGGTAAGGACACAAAACTTACCTTCCAGTTGTCCAGCTATGCCCAGTCCAACGAGATAAAGCTGGAGGACAACAAAGATAACAACGTTACTGACTCGTACAAGTTCAGCATCCCGGACGTCAACCTCCAGCCCACCAAACTCCTGTTCCAAATTGGGTTCTTGGCAGGACTCAACCAAACTCTCTATGACGAGGACAGTACGAGCAAGACCCACACACTTGCTAACTACCCGATTTGGACCATCAATAGAGGTCGGATGGAGAACGGAGAAATGACCGAGACGACTTGGGAGTACAATGCTCTCAGTAAGCCGATGGTCGTCCACATCAATAAGTCTGACTATATGTGGCCCCAGGTAAGTGTAGGCTACACTCTTACCCGAGTACGACTATACACGGCATATTTCAAAAATTTGAATTACTACGTTCCGAAGTACTACGACAAGCTCATCAACAATATACTCAAAAGACCGAAGATCCTACAGACCCAAATTCTTTTGGACTCGCTCGACATCCAAAGCCTGGACTTGTTCAACCCGGTATGGCTGGAGGAGCATGGGTTCTGGTTCTACGTTTCGAAAATAAACAACTTCCAAGCTGGAAAGATAACCAAAGTAGATCTAATACGAATGTGATATGGCCGAAGAACAGAAAAGTACAATCTACAATGTCCGGGTAACAGCTGAGGATGCCCTCAAGACGTTAGCCGAATTGAAACTCCGGTCCCAGGAGCTGAGGGATCAACAGAAGGCTCTGGGCAAAGTGACCGAGGAGAATGCCCAAGAATACTACGCACTTGACAACCAGATCAAGGCAATCAACAGCGAGGCGAATAAGTACCAGAAGCAAATCCAGAATAACATTAAGCTCCAGAACCAACAGGAGGCCAGTCTGAACAAGCTCAGAACTCAGTTGGCTTTGGACAATGCCGAGTTTGCAGAGTTGGGCAATTCGATGCAGGACGCAGCTCGTAAAGCCGAGCTCGGAAAGCGTATTGCAGAGACCACTGAGGAGCTCAAAGCTCAGGAGGAGGCACTCGGGGACTACCGCCGATCCGTTGGTAACTACGAGAAGGCAACGGATAACCTGAAACAGGAGCTCAACGACTTGACAGACACTCTGATCCGGATGGCTCAAGCCGGGGATACGAGTTCAGCATCCTTCAAGGAGATGGTCAAGCGAGCTGGTGAGCTCAAGGCGGCAGAGGACACGGTCAATACAGCCATCGACCAGACTGGACGAGGAATCGACACACTGGTCGCTGTCACGGATGCAACTTCGGCAATCACTTCCGTCTACGGTTTATGGACCACAGCCACTCAGGTACTGGGGAGCGAGAATGAGGAACTCAATGCTACCATGACGAAGATGATAACCATCATCACAGCTCTCTCCTCTTTGTCTTCTCTCCAAGCAGCTCTCTCCAAGACCGAAGCCACGTATCGTGCTGCATCCAACTTGGTTCAGCTGGTTGGCATCAATCAGACTCTCGCCGAGACAAAAGCTATAGCTGCTAAGAATGCCGTTCAGGGAGCTGGCAATATACTCACCAAAGCAGCAGCAGCTGCCACATGGCTTTGGAACGCGGCTTTAGCTGCCAATCCCGTTGTATTGGTGGCAGCGGCAGTGGGCGGATTGGTGGCTGGGGTGGTTGCTCTTACTAACGCGTTTAACAGTAATACGGAAGCTCAGGAGAGAGCAACCCGGGCAATGGAGGCATACAATCGAGTTGCCGAAGCCTCTACATACGTACTGGACCAGATCGAGACCAAGCGGAACAGTCTGTCAAAAGCCGAGGAGATCCGGGGTAAACGGGAGATCGAGAACCTCAAAGCCAATCATGCCACGTCGGAACAGATCGCCGAAGCTCAGCTCAAAACAGCCAACAAGCTCCGCGAGATTGAAATGAATGCAGCTCGTCAAAGACAGATGGCTGCAATGGATGAGTTCGACTCCTTGAAGAAGGTGATTGCAGCCAAGGAGGAGGAGCTCAACACATGGTCAGGAAGCTTGGACAAATACAAGGAAGCCAAAAAGGAACTCGATGACTTGAAAGGTCGATACCAAGAACTGTTCCGGACGATCGAGAATGAAGGAGCCGCAGTTGCCAACTTGGCTCTTGAGACTGCAATAGCCAACCGGGAGGCTCAGCAGGCCATTGCCGATAAGGCTCTGGAGGTTGCTTTGAAGAACTCGGAAGCCATGCAGAAGATCCGGGAAGACGACATCAGATTCCAAACCACATTCCAGTCTACGAGCATCGCCATCCGGATGGAGTATGAAAGGAAACTCTACAAGGCAGCTCAGGATGGAGCCCGGGAACGTCTCGCTCTCCAGAAAGCTCACGGCAAAATCACTAACAAGGAGTATCAGACGGCTCTGAATGCCATGGCTCGGTCCGATAAGCAGTTCTACGAGAATCAAGCCAAACAGCTTAATGACTACCTTGCGGGGGTGAGAGCAAACATATTGGCTGTAGCTTCCGGAGGCACAGTCGATATGCAGATTGCTCAGGTTACTCAGAAGTACCAGGACGCCATGAAGGAGCTGGCCAACATTCAGCCTCCCCAGTTCGTGAGGGGTATGAACGAGGAGGAATACCAGAAAGAGTATGCCGCTTATGAGCAGTTCCTGGTCAACAGAGCCGAACTCGAGAAACAGATCCAACAAAACCTCCAGGACGAAATCAAAAAGATCCGCGAGGACGCTACCAAACAGCAACTTGACCGGTTCAACCAAACTCTAAACGAACAGTATGCCGAGGACCTCTCGAAGGCAGCGGACAACGAGAGAAAGAAGCTGGAGCTCGAGAACGAAATGCTCCAGAAACAAATCGAAGCCCGGAAAGCTGCCGGGGAGAAAACCTATGAGCAGGAGGCCCAGCTCCGAGCCAACAATCTCCGTCTCCAGCAAATGGACATCGACAAGGAACTCGCTCAAGCCGAGTTGAACCACAAGTCCAAGTACGAGATCCGGAAAAGGTATCTGGAGGCTGAATTGGCAGCAGCTCAAGGAAACGAGGACGCCATTGCTCAGATTCAACTCGCGATGGCGGAGAATGAGGAGTCTTTATGGGAGGAGCGGATCGAGAAACTCCGGGAGTATGCAGAAATGGCCTCCGGCTTCGCCAATGCTTTCAACGACTTGGCCAGTGCTTTGGGGGAGCGTCGGGTTCAGGAGGTAGAAGAACAATACAGCCGGGAGGAGCAGGCATTGGCAAACATGTACGCTAATGGCCAAATCACGGAGGCCCAGTACAACGAGAAGAAAATCAAGATGGAGAAACAGAAGGAAAAGGAGTTGGCCAAAATCGAACGGGAGCAAGCTATCCGGGAGAGAGCAATGGGCTCCTTCGAGATTGGCATTAATACTGCCATCTCCATCATGGCATCCGCTAAAATGGGGTTCCCCATGGCTATCCCGTTCATTGCAGCAGCTGCAGCTTTGGGAGCAGTCCAGATGGCAGCTCTTTGGGCAGCTCCTCTGCCGAAAGCCGCAAGAGGTAAATACATTGAGGGACCCAGTCATGCCGCTGGGGGAGTGCACATTGAGGCGGAAGGAGGTGAGACCATCATCAACAAGAAGTCGAGCCGCATGTTCCTCCCTCTCCTGTCAGCCATAAACGAACTCGGGGGTGGTGTTCCTTTCACGAAAGTTGGATCCGACGGGGGGTATGCTCTCCGGTCATTTGCTGAGACATCAGATCCCATGAATCGACTTGACATGGAGAGAGCAATTCAGAAAGCATTTGGTCAGGTGAGAGTTATTGCTACAATCGAAGATATTCGGAGGGAAGATGCTAACTACGTGCAGATTCAGGACCGGGCTAATTTTTAAATAATCCAGCACAAATAGTATTTCAATATCTATTAGGAATAATTATATTTGTATCGAAATAGTTTGGCACATGATATTCATCAATTTAAAAGGCGCAATTGACTCCGAAGAGAATCGGGTCATGATGGAACTCTGGGGTGGCACTTCGGAGATCTGCTCAGTGGAGACCTTTCGCCGGGTCCTAGATGAACATCCCGACGAACAGGAGGTGTGCATCAACATTGACTGTGACGGGGGCTCTGTTGAGGAGGGCTTCAAGATTTACGACCTTCTTCGCATGAGCGGGAGGACGATATATACAAATATTGTCGGGGGATGCCACTCGATGGCAGTGTGCATCCTGTTGGCAGCTCCGGCAGAGAACCGGTCGGCAAACAGGAATTGCCGGGCACTCATCCATCGGGTATACATGCCGGTCGGGGATTGGCTCACTTCCGACGATGCTCGTAGCATTGCCGAGGAGCTTGCTCTGGAGGAGGAGGCTATTCTTGACGTGTACGTCGAGAGAACAGGTCAGGACCGGGAACGGCTCCGCAATGTCATGCATGAGGAGCGCATCCATGATGCCAAATCACTTCTTGACTTGGGATTCATTTCCAAAATCAATTCATACAACACAAACCAAATTTTTAATGCTATGGCAAAAAACGAAAAAAGCGCTTATGAGAAGTTCATGAGCAAGGTCAAGGCATTCCGGAATGGCAAGAAAGGCGCTCCCGCCAACTTCGACTATCTGGATGCTGAGGGTCAGGTCGTTCTCCAGACCGTAGGTGAAGAGGACAATCTGGCCGAAGGTGTAGAGGCAACTCTCGCCAACGGCGAGACGTCGGGCACTGTCGTTCTGGAAGACGGCCGGGTGGTTACCGTCGAGGACAACATCGTCACCAGCATCGAGATGGAAGAGACCGAGTCTCTCGAGGACCGCGTTGCAGCACTGGAGGCGATGCTCGACGAGGCAACGAACCTCATCAAGGAGCAGGAGAATGAACTCCGCAACCTCCGTGGTAGCAACTACCGCCCGAAGAATCGCAAGACGGTTCTGCCCGGAGGCAAGAAGCCCGAACCCTCGGCAGCTGACCTGAAAAACGAAGCTCGCGAAAAGCTCCAGAAGGTCAACGCTGCCAAAAAGATCCTTAAGTAGTCAAACTCAAAAACTTTAAGAACTATGGCAGTTAAAAACGGCGGATTCCTCGACATGGACAAGTTCACTTTTTGTGGACGGGTCATTCAGGCAATCTCGGAGATGATTATGGAGGACACCATTCAGGGTCCTGACATCAACTCCATTCACACAGTTTTCCCCGACATCGTCACTAACACCGAGGTGGGTTACATCGGGGAGGGTGGCATGGTCGGCGTGGTCAACACCGGGTGTAACCCGACTCCTCAGCCGTGGAACATCAACACCCGCAAGCTGAAATGGGAGCCCGGCATCTGGGAGATCCTCCTGTCCCAGTGTTACACTGACCTTCAACAGTCGGCAACTATCTACTCTCTCCGCACCGGCGTCGACATTCCGGACTTCACGGATACGGACTACATGAACATCGTCATTGAGGTTCTGGAGCGCTCCATTATGGACTTCTGGTACCGCCTGTTCTGGTTCAACGACAAAGACGCCAAGAACGTTGCCAACAGCGGGATCATTACGGATGGGCTCGACCTGAAATTCTTCACCATCATCAACGGTTTCTGGAAACAGATTACCACACAGGTTACAGCCAATCCGTCCCAGCGCGGAGCAACAATTACGGAAAATGCCGGGGCATCTTACGCAGCTCAGAAGCTTGCTCCGGACAAGGCCAAGGAATACATTCAGTCGGTCGTGTTCAGTGCCCCGCTTCTGCTCCGTCAACAGTCTGACAAATTTATCCTCGTTACCCAGTCTGTCTACGATGCCTATCAGCAGTCTCTTATGGACGCTTGCTGCCTCGAGTCGGCTCGCTTGGCTCTGCTGAATGGCATGGAGGCTCTCAGCTTCAATGGCATCCCTGTCATCGCAATGCCCATCTGGGACAAGATCATCGCTACGTCGGAAGACACTGGCACGAAGCTCAACAATCCCCATCGAATTCTCTTCACCTCGAAGAGCGTGCTCGGCATAGGTGTTGATGCAATCGACAGCTTCGAGAAGATGCGGATCTGGTACGAGTACAAAGACCGCGTAGTCTACGTAGAACTCATGGGTCGGGCGGATGCCAAGCTCACTAACCCGGATCTGTTCTCGGTAGGTATCTAATCCTCAAAAATCTAAGAAAATGGCAGGACTTGATTGTTCTAAAATCAAAACAGGATTCACCAACCAGGTGTGTGGTAAGCCGGCAATCGCCGGCACCACCGCCAGGGTGATTCTCCTCAGCTACTCGGACGTCGACAAATCGAAGTCTGTTGTAACTGACAACGTTATCTCTTCGCTCATCCTCAAGGCCGGTGCCACTGGTTACGAAGTCGACTCGCTGCCCAACGCAACAGTTGGCTCGGATACCATCAATGCTGGCACGTATCTCAAGACCCACCAGCACAACGTGGTCGTCCGAATCTTCAAGAAGTCGGAAGCAGCCAAGAAGTTCGTAAACGGCCTGACCAATGCCCGCGTCATCGCTATCGTCGAGAACAACGACACCGGAGACAACGGGGACACCAAGTACGAGGTGTATGGCTGGGACTCGGGTCTGGAGCTCACCGAAATCACTGTCACTACCGAAATGACCGACGGCGTCGCTTACCAGGTAACTCTGGCCAACGGTACCATCGCTCAGGAAGGTTCGCTCCCGATGAGCCTCTTCAACACGGATGAGAAGACCACAGACCTCATGGTAGACGGGCTTCTGGCTGGCGGAACAGACTGTACTGTACCGGCTATCCTGCGGTTTTACCCGTCGGAAGGCCAGGCTAAAATTGGTAACGACGTGCCACTCACTCTGCAGAGGTCCTCGTGTACCAGCGTCTCCGGAACGGTTACCATGCCTCCTGCGCCAACTTCCACCAAGCCGGCAGAGGCATTCCCGGGGTGCGGTCTTCCTTCAAACTACGTATTCCTGAATGACACTGGTCAAACAGCTGCAAATCCCCCCGCTCTTCAGTACACTAAGGGCTTGGTTGGAACTGCAACAACTTGGGGAGCAAGTGTCGCTGACACAGACATCCGTAAGGACTATGTCAACGGGGAATACGTAGTCATTCTCACCACATACGCCGGAACGCCTAAATAGTAACGGCTATGGCTGACATGCTCGAAAGACTGAGAGCTTACCAATCCAAGTATGGGTCCCTGAGAGGCGAAGCCTATCGGGCCCATACATTGGAATTGGAAAAGAACCCCGCTCTCCATCGAGAAGTAGATGAACTTTCTCGATACTTTTTGAATAAGTCAGTTTCCCGATGCGGCTTCTGCCTGATCGAAGCCGACTTAGCACTAAGACGAATAACAGAACAACAGATGAAAAACGTAGCACACCCCGATTACGAACTCCGAGCAGGTACTCTGCTCCACGACCCAATCAACAAAGAGTTCAGCAAGATCCTCACTCCGAGAAACATCACGGAGGAGCTTTGCTTGTACCACATCGCATTCAACAAGGATGCTCTTTCGTACTTCACCCGGGTCCCCGAAGATCTGAACGACCGGCTGGAGAAATTCATGTCTCGTTACGGCAAAGAAATGCCGGACAAAGACGTGGAGATCAAGAAGCGTCAGGCTCAGGTACTATCCAAGCAGATCGATTCTGTCAAAGCCGAACTCGAAGAATTGGTCAAGAAACAGAACGAACTGAACGCCAAACTCGAGGAGTACTCCAAAGCCATGGAGGCAATCCATGTCATTCTCGACTCGGCGAGTGCCGAGGAGAATCCAGAGGAGAAGTCCGAGGAGAAGTCCGAGGAGAAGTCCGAGGAGAAGTCCGAGGAGAAGCCCGAGGAGAAGCCCGAGGAGAAGCCCGAGGAGAAGTCCGAGGAGAAGCCGGCCGACATCGACGCGGAAGTGAAGGAATTCATCGACGCCGGGATGGATCTGGAAGCCATCAAAGAAGCCTATGCAGACTCGCAAATGTCTGCCGGGGAGATCGAAGAGGCTTACAACCGGGTAGTCAATCCCGTTTCGGAGGCTCCCAAGAAGGGGGCCAAAAAAGGAGGGTCCAAATAGGACTGGTAATAGGACGGGGTCGCTTCCCGTCCCTCCTACTATTAAAATTACGCCAGTATGAAAGTTGCACAGATCAAATCAGCTCCTCAGTTCGTATCCCGGGACTGGAGACAATATGGCATCCAGACATACGGAGATACCAATGATTTTCCCCAGACGGTCAGCGAGATTGTTCAAGCCTCAAAGACCGGCAATGCCTGTGTGAGCATATACAATGACTTCGTATACGGTCACGGATTCAAAGATCCGGGTATCTACAAATTGCGGGTCAACAAAGAAGGGGAGAAGCTCGACAAGATCCTCCGCATGGTATGCAAAGACTTCACGTTATGGCATGGGTTCGCCATCCATGTTAACTACAATATGAACTTCCGCGTCAGTTCGATCCACCACATTCCGTTCGAGTCTCTCCGATTGGAGAAGTCGGACGACAACGGGTTTATTGGTCGTACGGCATATCATCCTGACTGGGGTCACCGAGACAAGACGAGATCCAGGTGGTCGCCGTCAGACATTGAGTGGTTTCACCTCTTCAATCCGGATCCGGAGGTCATTCTCAATCAGGTAGAAGAGGCTGGCGGCTGGGACAACTACAACGGCCAAATCCTCTACTTCTCCGGGGACTCAGAAGGCAGTCCATCTTATCCGATCCCCATATTCATCGCTGAGATGACTGACATGAGGACCGAGGAGGCACTTGCTAACGTAGCCGGCCGAAACGCATGTTCCAACTTCTTGTCAGCGGGCATTCTGGTAGACATCAAAGACGAGACTCAAGACGAATCCCAAGTTAACGAGACTCAGGAAGAACTCAACAAGTTTCAAGGAGACGAGAACACCTCTCAACTGTGGTACATCCAGTGCAAATCCAAAGATGAGGTGCCCCAGTTCATAAGATTCTCCGGGGAGAATTACGACAAAGCATTCGAGGTAACCCAAAGAGTAATCCCCGAGAACATTGGTCAAGCCTTCAAGCAGCCCCCCATCCTCCGGGCTGTTGACGTGGGGGCTAACTTCGGGGCTGACCTCATGACCAATGCCTACAAGTACTACAATTCTGTTACCGTCCGGGAGCGTCAGCAACTAGAGGAGACTTTCATATCAATATTCGAGTACTGGTGGGCTCCTTTGGAAAATCCCGACTTTACCATTCAGTCTCTCACGTATAATGCCGGTGAGTCCATAGCAGACCGAGTCGGCAAGGAGAACATGACACAGATCCTGGAGATCATCCGGGACCAAGCTCTCTCTACTGTCCAGAAGAAAAATATGCTCAAGCTCATTTACGGTCTTTACGACGAGGAGATCATAAAACTCATGCCCGATGATACTCAACTATAGCGACCTTCGGAATGTTCGGCCGATAGCCGAGAACATCAACGATCCGGCCAGACTGGAGCCATATATCCGGGAGGCTGAGACTCTCAGACTGGTGGATGCCATAGGAGCCAATCTCTACAGATGGCTCGACGAGACTGACTTTTCCGGCCCCGGTCCTTTCCAATACGGGGACGTAACCATTACAAAAGATCAGTACACTGCCGCCATGGAAGGCGGGTATTATGATGGTGGCTGTTCCGGGGATGGTCGAAGCGAAGGACTCAAGATCGCCATTGCATACATTGCGTATTCCCGATTCATCGTCAACAATCCAATCAACCCCACTGCCTTCGGGGTGAGGTACAAAGATGGCGAATTCAGCACTCGAGTAGAAGACAACATCATCATCCGTAGCTCGAACGAAGCACGGAACATCGGGGAAGCCTACCTCGAGAAGGCTATAAATCACCTTAAAGCTCTGCGGTTACTGACTCCATGTACTGAATACAAGGAGTCCCCGTCTCGTAAAATGATTATAAGACGTAATAAATTATAAGTTTAACAGATATGGAGGAGGAAGTCATGAGAGCGGGAAAATGGGTATGCGGGAGCATTGTAGGGTTTTGGGGGTTTTTAGCTCCGGTCCAGGTCCTTATCCTCTGTGTCTGTATTGCCATTATCGTCGACTTCATAACTGGAAATATTGCTGACTACAAGCGCCACAAACGAGTCCATCAAAAATATGTGTTCAAAAGCGAGAAAATGTGGGACACGTGTTGGAAGTTGGGACTCAGCATTATCGGTATTGGCATGGCTTACATGCTTGACGTGCATGTCCTCCCGAACTTGGGGGGTCTCAACCTTGCCAACTTCTTCGCTGCCTTCATCGTCGGAACAGAGTTCTGGAGCTTTCTTGAAAACTCAGCTATAATTTCCAATCACCCCATATTCAGAGCTCTGCGGTCATACATGGAGAGATCGGTCAGCAAGAAAACTCAAATAGATTTTGAATGCCATGAAGACAAGTAAGTATTTTAAGCCCGAAGAATTCGAGCGATGCAACCCGTCTTGCTCCATCGAAGACATGGACCAGGACTTCCTCGATCTCCTGGATGACCTCCGCGAAAAGGCAGGCATCCCCCTCGTCCTCAATTGCGCTTATCGTTCCAAAGAACACGATAAGGCAAAAGGACGGTCCGGCAACAGTGCTCACACTCAAGGTGTGGCAGTAGACATCCGGTGTGCATCGGGCCCCAATCGGATGAAGATACTCCGGGCAGCCATTGCATTGCCTATCCGGAGGATAGGCATCGCCGGGGATTTCATCCACGTAGATGCTTCTAAAACCCTCCCGCAGGACACGGTATGGACTTACTAAAGAGAGTACTCTGCACAATAGTTCTTGTAGGTATAGGCTTTATAATCGGGCGTAAAACAGTCGAGGAAAAGACCGTTATAAAGTACGTCGATTTACCCCCAATTCAGGGGGAGGTCAAAGTCCCGGATTTGGTTCCAAAATGGGAGGGTTTTAGGAATCCAATCAAATTGATATATATCTATAAGGGCCAGGAGGAAAAGGTTCCCCAAACACCCCCAGAAATCACAAATAGTGGGGGTTTTGGGGAGGACCAAAAGGAGGTGGATACTCTGGAGAGCGTAAAAAGGACAATATTGGACTGGAATACGACCAGGAAATACGCTGGAACATTCTTCAAAGATCCCAAAATTGGCCAATTTGACTGGGAAGCTACAGTCCAATACAACACTCTCCAGCATCTTACGTACAAGTATATCCCCGTCCGAGAACAGATCAAAGAAACGAGGTCCCCGAAATGGTCCCCCTTTCTGAGAGCTTCGGCTAACTCATTCGGGCAGGTTGGGGCTGGGGGAGGCATATATTACAGGAATTTCGGAGTAGACATATCCTATATGCGGGACTTCGAGCTGACCCGATCGGGGTATGAGGTCGGCTTTAGCTGGAAATTTTAGGAAACTACTCCGTCCCGGGCTTAGGGGAACCCGGGTTTTTTGTGTTCCCAAGCCGGGGATATTGGCCCCCGTGGCAGTGACCAGCAGTAAACAATGAGAAACAATAATAAACAATGATTGTTTCTTCATAATCGATTGAATATCAATGAATTAGACCCCTGTAAACAATGTAAACAATAATATAGGAGGAAAACCTGAATAGGGAATATGTGTTCTAATATTGGATAATAGTGTTCTTAAAGAGGATAAGACCCCCTATAAAAAGGTTATATAGGAATTATTGTTTACATTGTTTCTCCGGGGGTGATTTTAGGGTCTAATCCATTGGGTATCAATCACTTAGGTGAGAAACAATGAAAAATTTATTGTTTCTCTGCTATTTTTCCAGCATTTTATCGTAGTATTTGCAGCAGAAGTATTATATTTGTGATACAAACAAAAACAAACTACAATATGAAAACTATCACTTACACCAACAATCAAGGACTCGAACTCAAGATCAACAAATTCTCCTCCGGGCAGTTCAAATGGGCATTCAGCCTTACCTTCAACAACGGAGTCCACACCTTCTGCTACACCATGACGGAACTCAGGACCATCCTACTGAAAAACGGGATGACCCGGAAATGGGCAGCCAATGTAAAAGACAGGTTTGACCCCCTCACGGAGGAGCACGTACTTATTAATAGGTACAGGACCCCAGGGGGATCTGAGATGGAGGTCTTCATCACCAGCCGAATCCCGTTCGTAAATATGATAGGAACCGGGTTGGACATGGGGTATATGAAATTCCAGCTCCTGGAGCACAAACTCAACCGCTACGGGTTCAAACAGTTTTAATTCCCGGGGCTCCAAAATAGGGGTCCCAACTTTTTTCTCATTTTTCAATCAAAAAATTTTTTACTTCAAAAAACTTTTCTTATATTTGTGATACAAACAAAAGGATAAGACAATGACAACTACAAATTACATTAACAGCAACGGTTTAGGACTTAAGGTTACTCAGCTTCCTTCGGGTACTTTCGACCTCTATTTCAGCAACGGGTTCATCTCCACCTGCTACACAGAAGAGGAGCTCCAGGACCTCATCCAACGAAAAGGCTTTCAACAAACAAAATAGAACACAATGAAAAAAATCGCATGGAATGAGCCGGCACATCCGGCTATCAGGGATGACTACTTCTCCAGTCTCATCGGACCGGAGATGGACGCCGACAAAGCAGTAGAGCTCGTAGACAGGATGCAGAAGAGAGTGGACAGCCTTGACGAGGAGACAGTTAGTTATGTTTCTTCAGTCTTGTTGGAGATGGTTAAGTTAGCAAACGAATTGTCCGGCATGGACAACGCCTTAACCAAACGAGAGGCTCTTCTCGTCTGCATGGGCTTCAAGACTGGCGAAGCATACGTCTGCGGTAAGTATGGAATTAACGAATAGTAAAACATGGAAGAAAAATTCAACTGGGACCTCCCGGCAGATCCGGACCCCAAATCGGACAACTATTATAACGGAATCGTATCCAAGGAGCTGAAAGGCCCCAGCAATGTGGTAGAGGTTCTCCTCGGAGTTATTCACAGAGAATCAGTTACCAATCAGGCGGATTTTGTCAATGAAGGGATTCAGTCTATTCTTGACCAGTTTGGCATTAAAACCGACAAACCTCTCACAAGAAAGGAGAAGCTCCTGGCATTCATCGGATTTAAAGCTGGCTCAATGTGGGAGAAATTGGTGTAAGACCAAGGACAGTCAGAACCAGCTTCACCCAACCCTCTCGAAATTGTCATGATGGGACTTCTCAAAACAAACGGAAAAAATGCTGATTTTATCGTGGTATTTACCGCAGAAGTATTATATTTGTAGTGTAAATAATAAGCATAACCCAACCCATTCTATTCAGGGTATTGGTCTACCTTCTGCAGATGAGTTCGGGTTATGCTTCTTAAAAACCTACAAAATTATGAGAACAATTAAATCAGTAATTATCGTCACTAACGCAGGACAGGTAGAAGGAGTATTCACTTCGTTTCGGGCTTTGTCACAGTCAAATGGGGTAAGCCACATAAATATAGAAGGGGTATACGAGACCTACACGGAAACGGAGCTCAAAGACATTTTTGCAATGGGCAAACACTTCCAATACTTTGGAATGAAATGCAAAATAATGGTAATGCCAGTAAATCAGTAAACTATGGAAAAGATTGAGAAATACGTAGTATTCAAGTACGAAGACGAGTTCGGATTCCACTACATGAAAATGGACAAGCTTCCTTGGGAGGGACCTACATACATGGAGCCCGTCTCGTTCGAGAAGAAGATCAACCCCAACTGTACCCCGGGAGCCATCACTCAACAGCCGTTTTCGGAGGACGGAAAATCCGCCTATGTGCTCAGCTCAAAATTTGTCCCTGTGTCTGGTTGGTGGAACGACAAAGCCGAAGTTCGGGAATGGCAGGAAAGGACCCGGGTCTATAAGGCTCTCAAGGAGTTGAAGAGGAAAGGAGAGGACCTCAAGCTTGAGAAAGCCATTGAGCCTCTACGAGAAGTATATGCCCGGGTCAACCCCAGCAGGAGGAGCATATTTATTGCTCAGGTGGTCTACCTCCTCACCAAGTAAACATTTTTCATTAAAAAGATTGAAAAAATTTCAATATCGGGGGAAAATTGATTATATTTGGGATAAACAACATGGACAACACAATGACTATCAATCTCAGAGAATTAATTGAACAGAGGGGGCTCAGGCTTCAAGAAGTGGCAGAAATCCTGTTCCCCGATAACCGGTTCCCCCGAGCAGCTCTCAACCGGGTTCTCAACGGAAAAACCTTGTTGAATTCGGAGCAAGTCTCACGTTTAGCAGCTTGGCTCCGTGTATCTGTCGACGACCTCTACAGAGGAGCATGGAACTCCGAGTTTAAAGGAGAGACATGTATTCTGACAAACGGGAACTACAGAGCCGAGTTATCGGTCAAAACGGGAGAGACGAAGGTGTTCCACCTCGGGTCCCTGTTTCATGAAACTGTTCTCCATGACCCGGCTATACCTCTCAGCAAGTACATTGAACTTCTGAACACCATAATCAAAAATCATCAAGCCAATGAAAGTAGAAATTAAGTTCGAGGCAAACCTCGAAGAAACTCAGGATCTCGAAATGGTCCGCAAGATCTGTCAGGTTATCGGAGCAAATCCCGTGACAGTTAAGACGACTGACGTCAAGAAATCAGTCCCTGCACAGGACGTGAAGAAGCCAGCTCCGGCTCCGGCTCCAGTCCCCAAAAAGACTGAGGAGCCCGAACCCATGCCGATGGATGCGAACTCCTCTTTGGGTTCCGACCCCGCTGTCTCCATTCAGGACATCCGGACTCTCCTGGCAAGTAAGGTGGACAATCACCGCGAAGCTATCCGGGCAAAGCTTACTGAACTGGGTGCAAAGAATGTGACTGGACTGGATGCCCGAAACTACGACGCGTTCTACGAATTCCTCAAAGACCTTGCGTAATGGGAACCCCGAATCATTCATCTCGTAAGCACGCCATGCTTTCGGCATCAAAGGCAGACCGGTGGATCAACTGCACCCCCAGTGCCAGACTTGAGGAAAAAGTTGAGGAAACCGGTAAGCCTTCCAAGTATGCCGAAGAGGGTACTCTGGCTCACGAGATGGCAGAATGTTACCTCCGAGCGAGGTTCCGCATAACGCCTGTTGACGTTACGTCTGCTGAACTCAGGAAGCTGAAGAAGAGTGACCTCTACACTGAGGCCATGGATGAGCCCGTAATGGCTTATTGCCAGTACGTAACGGACCAATATACGGAAGCTCTGCGGAAAACCAAAGACGCTCTCGTTCTTCTGGAGGAGAGACTGGACTTCTCGGCTTGGGTCGAACAAGGATTCGGCACTGGAGACGCTTGCATTATCGCTGACGGGGTCATGGAGATCATAGACCTCAAGTTTGGCACTGGCGTGCCGGTTTTCGCTGAGAACAATGCTCAGTTGATGCTGTATGCTCTCGGAGCCTTGTCCAAATTTGAAATGGTCTACGACATCAACATGGTGAAGTTGACTATAGTCCAGCCCCGCCAGGAGCGAATCTCGTCATGGGAGATTACCCCCGAAGACCTCTACAAATGGGGTGAGGAGGTAGTGAAACCCAAAGCAGCTCTTGCTTACTCCGGGGAGGGGGAACTCCAAGTCGGGCACTGGTGCAGGTGGTGTAAAGTCAAAGCTTTGTGTCGCAAGATGGCAGACCACAATCTGGACTTGGCCAAACACGAGTTCAAAGAGCCCGAACTCCTGACCACTGAGGAGCTCGCTCAGATTTTCGAGCAAGCCCCCATGCTCCAAGAATGGGTAAATGCTGTATCTGAGCACCTGCTCTCCAAAGCCATCTCGGGTGAGAAGATCCCGGGGTATAAGGTAGTCGAAGGAAGGTCAATACGGAAATGGACTGACGAGAGTGCAGTTCAGGAAGTTCTTACCGCATGCGACTACACCCCGGATCAGTTCCAAGTTGTCAAACTGGCCGGAATCCCGGCAATCGAGAAGCTCCTCAAAAAGGACTTCGATTCACTGGTCGGGGACCTCGTCATCAAAGCTCCTGGCAAACCCACTCTCGTCCCCGAGTCTGACAAGCGTCCGGCAATGGGAATTGAACAAGCAAAACTCGATTTTTCTAATAACTAAACTTCACAACTATGAGTGTAACAACCAAAGTAGTAACCGGCAAAGTTCGGTTCAGTTACGCCAACGTATGGGAACCCCGGGCAATGGAGGGTTCCGACCGAGCAAAATACTCGGTGTCCATCCTCATCCCGAAGTCTGACTCGGCAACTCTGGCTCGGGTCAAGGAGGCCATCGACACGGCTCTCAAAGAAGGCATCGCCAAATTGGGCGGCAAGATTCCCCCGACGTGGAAGAACCCCCTCCGTGACGGGGACACCGAAAGACCGGACAATCCGGAGTATGCTGGGCACATGTTCGTCAATGCCAACTCGGACAACCGTCCTGGCATCGTGGACATCAACCTCAACCCCATCATCGAAAAAGAGGATTTCTACTCCGGATGCTATGGCCGGGCGTCGATCAACTTCTACGTTTTCAACACGAATGGCAACAAAGGCGTTGCTTGCGGGCTGAACAACCTCCAGAAGTTGGCTGACGGAGAACGTCTCTCCGGGGGATCTTCTGCAGAAGAGGACTTCGGCCAGAACCCGTGGGACGACGACCTTATGTAGGTTGGTATGCTGGGTCTTATTCGGGATTAGGGGTTCGAATCCCCGCCCAGCAACAAATTTAACAATAATTAACATGCCGAGACGCTTATATTTCGATACGGAAACATATAGCCCGGAGGACATTAAGTCCACGGGCGCCTATAAATACATAGAATCGGGGGGCTTTCAGCTCCTTATAGTATCTTTCGCCTTTGACACCTCTCCCGTTCAGGTGATTGATCTGGCCAAAGGAGAGGAGCTCCCCGACTATTTCATCTCCGCTTTAACTGACCCGGAGATCGAGAAATGGGCTCATAACGCCGTATTTGAGAGACTCGTATTTAAGCGTATAGGACTACCTATCCCGATCGATCAATTGTATTGCTCAATGACCAAAGCAGCCTATTGCGGACTGCCTTTGGCTCTGGATGAACTCTCCAAGGCGTTGGTCCTCGGGGAGCACGGGAAGAAGTCGACCGGTAAAGCTTTAATCCGGTTTTTCTGTTCCCCGTGCAAGCCAACCAAGTCCAACGGGATGAGGACTCGGAACATGCCGGACGACGACCCGGACAAGTGGAACGAGTTCAAGACGTATGCCGAATATGACGTGATTGCCGAACGCGACATCGTGGAACAGCTGGACCAATTCCCATTCCCGGAGTTCGAACGTCGGAACTACCTCGTAGACCAAAGCATCAATGACCGGGGCATCTTGATCGATCTCGACATGGCCGGAAACGCCATCTCTTTCGATGAGGTATACACGGAGGAGATGACCGACCGGATGAAGGAACTGACGGGCTTGGATAACCCGAACAGCTTGGCCCAGTTGAAGACGTGGCTCAGCACTAATTTCGGACTCAACTTCCCTGCACTGGGAAAGCCCGAAATCCTCGAATATCTGAAAAACAATCCGGGAGCTCCCGATCTGGTCAAGGAGGTTCTCGCTGGTCGGCTTGCACTGTCCAAGACCTCAACTAAGAAGTACATTGCTATGCTCAATTGTGCTGCCAAAGACCGGAGAGCTCACGGGTTATTCCAGTTTTACGGGGCTAACAGAACAGGGCGTTGGTCGAGTCGTATGATCCAGCTCCAGAACCTCCCCCAAAACCACATGAAGGATTTGGACCTCGCCAGAAACATGGTAGAGAAAGGAGACTACGACCTTATCGAAATGTGTTACGGCGATATCCCGAATGTTCTGTCCGAGCTAATCCGAACAGCCTTCATAGCACCAGAGGGGAAAATGTTTGCAGTAGCCGACTTTAGTGCTATCGAGGCACGAGTCCTGTCCTGGTTAGCTCAGGAGAAATGGCGACTCGACGTCTTCAACACTCATGGCAAGATCTATGAGGCATCAGCATCACTCATGTTCGGGGTCCCAATTGAGCAGGTTACGAAAGGATCGGACCTCAGACAGCGGGGCAAGACGGCAGAATTGGCACTCGGATATGAGGGGTCGGTCAACGCAATGGAGAAGATGGACAAAGAGAAGAAGCTGTCCAAAAAGGAAATGTACTCCATCGTAGCTCTTTGGCGCCGAGCCAATCCTAAAATTGTTGAGTTTTGGGCGGAGGTGAACGAGAAGGCCATCGAGTGCGTCCAGACCAGGAAAACCAAGAAAGTAAGTTGTCTCGTCTTTGAACATGACGGGACCAACTTGACGATAGCTCTCCCAGCTGGGAGGAAATTATACTACAGAAACCCCCGTGTGAGACCCAACAGGTTCGGGCAGACCGGCATTGTCTATGATGGCATGGTTCAGTCAGTAGGATGGACCGAGGTAGAAACATACGGGGGCAAACTGGTGGAGAACATAGTCCAGGCAATCTCCCGGGATCTTCTCGCCGAAGCAATGTACAGACTAAGCATTATGAAAGACTTCGAAATAGTAATGCACGTCCATGATGAAGCCATTGCAGAGGTAGACGAAGACCGAGCCGGGGATTGTCTGGAAACTATGTGTAGAGTTATGGGAGAGGATCTTCCTTGGCTGAACTGCTTGCCAATGGGATTACCTCTCAAAGCAGATGGGTACGTTACTAAATTTTATAAGAAAGACTAATGACATACGACGGGGAACTTGATATTGCAATCGGTCTGAGCGCAAGATCAAAAGTATGGAGCAACAAGAAACTGAAATGGTCTGAATTGGTCAGTCGACTCGGGGAGGAGAACAAAACCACTGAAACATTCAAGGAATTTGTTTCTGCAAGCAAGGAGGACCAACTCAAAATAAAGGACGTAGGTGGATACGTCGGGGGTTATCTGAGAGGAGGCAAAAGAAGCCCGGCCAATGTGGTCCACAGACAGTTGATGACACTCGACTTGGACTTTGCCCACAAAGACCTCTGGGATGACTTCACTCTCCAGTTTGACAATGCAGCTGTTCTGCACGGGACTCACAAACACTCGGATGTGTCTCCCCGGTACAGACTAATAATGCCACTGAGTAGAGAGGTCACGGCTGATGAGTATGTTGCCATAAGCCGAAAAATTGCCGGAATAATCGGCATAGATCTTTTCGACAATTCAACCTTCGAGACTAACAGACTCATGTTCTGGCCTTCTACGCCGAAGGACATGGACTACTACTTTAAAGTTCAGGACGGCCCATGGATTGATGCTGACGAGGTCCTCAACTCCTATGCCGATTGGAAGGACTCATCACTTTGGCCCACAGCTTCGTCCCGTTTCGAAGCTGTCGACAGAGCCGTTAAGAAGCAGGAGGACCCAACCATAAAGAGGGGGCTCATTGGAGCGTTCTGTAGGACTTACTCCATACCCGAAGCAATAGAGACCTTCCTCTCCGACACCTATGTCCCGTCAGCATTGGAAGACCGATACACTTACACAAAAGGCAGCGCCTCGGCTGGTCTGATCGTGTATGAGGACAAGTTCGCTTATTCCCATCATGGAACTGACCCGTGTGGGGGTAAACTTTGCAATGCGTTTGACCTGGTCCGTATACACAAATTCGGCCACCTTGACGACAAGGTAAAGGATCCCTCGTCGAAGTTGCCAAGTGTGTCAGCAATGGAGGAGTTCGTACGCAATGACCCCGACACTAAGACCACCATTGCCAACGACCACATCAACAGTGCCAAGTACGAGTTTGCCGATCCAGAACATGACCGGACTCAGGAAGAAGTAGTCGAAAAGGAGGTTGACCCGGAGGCTGAGAGCGTCGAGTGGATGAAGGAGCTGGAGGTTGATACTCGGGGAGCGTACCTCTCGTCGGATGCCAACCTCAATCTCATATTTGCAAACGACCCCAGATTCAAAAGACTGTTCAGACAGAACGACTTTGACGGTAAGAGGTACGTTTTTGGGAATCTCCCATGGCGTCGGGTTGTTAAGCCGGAGCCGGTCAAGAACGTAGACTATTCCGGGGTCAGGAACTATTTGGGTTGCGTATATGGCATAACGTCCTCGCTAAAGATCGACGATGCCATGGCTCTGGAATTTGAACGCAACCACTTCCACCCGATTCTGGACTACCTCAATGACCTCAAATGGGACGGGATCCAACGGGTAGACAAACTCCTGATTGACTACATGGGGGCTGACGACAACATCTACTCTCGCGAAGCCATCCGCAAGATGCTGGTTGGAGCAGTTGCCCGAGTTATGAATCCGGGGGTCAAATTCGACCTTGTGCTTATGCTCGTAGGACCTCAAGGATCCGGCAAAAGTACGTTCATCAAAAAATTGGGAAAATCCTGGTTTAGCGATACATTCCTTACAGTCCAAGGAAAGGAGGCTCTCGAGCAGATCCAGGGGGCATGGCTTATTGAAATAGCTGAGCTCTCCGGTCTCCGCAAAGCGGAGGTTGAGTCAGTGAAGCATTTCATATCTAAGTCCGAAGACTCATTCCGACCAGCGTATGCCAGAACTTCTGAGATATATCCCCGGCAATGCGTCTTTTTCGGCACCACCAACGACAGCGAATTCCTGAGAGACCCCACTGGCAACAGACGCTTCATGCCAGTGGACGTGGTCCCCAACAATGCCAAAAAAGACGTATTCATGGAACTGGACGACGAGATAGACCAGATATGGGCTGAGGCAGTTGTCCTGTACAAATCCAAGGAAAAACTCTATTTGAGCCATGAAGCCGAGAAAATAGCCAAAAACGAGCAAAGCTCGCACAGCGAGTCGGATGAACGGAAAGGCATCATTGAGGCGTACTTGGAACGTCAACTCCCGGACAACTGGGACTCAATGGACCTCTACCAGAGAAGAGACTTCCTGGTCGATGAGTTAAACCCCAAAGGGACCACCCCCCGAGACTACGTGTGTGTTGCTGAGATATGGTGCGAATGTCTTGGGCGGAACAGGGAGGACATGGACCGGTATAAGACCCGAGAAATCAATGACTTGTTGAAGAGCATGCCCGAATGGGAGCCATGCAAGTCTACTAAAAATTTCCCCATTTATGGAAAGCAAAAATACTACGTGCGAAAACTCGATTGAGAAACGGCTCGTCACTGAGGTGGAGAGAGTTGGTGGCTGGTGTTTGAAACTCCCCGCAATTCACAATGCTGGCCTCCCTGACCGGCTCTGTCTGTTCTCCGGTGGCGAAGTCGTTTTCGTTGAGCTGAAAGCATTCGGTAAAAAGCCCCGAAAAATACAGACATTAATGCACCAGAAACTGAAAGCAATGGGCTTTAGGGTCGAGGTGATAGACACGACCATGGGTTGTAAAATGTTAGCATTGGAATATGACCGAAAATGATCTCCATCAATACCAGCTACAAGCTGTTGACCACATAGTAAGCCACACGCACTGTGCTCTGTTCCTGGACATGGGATTGGGTAAAACAGTGTCTACTTTGACAGCCATCAACGAGCTCATGTTTAAAGAGGTCGAGGTCCGACGGGTATTAGTCATAGCTCCCAAAAGAGTAGCCGAATCAGTCTGGACACAGGAGGTCGAGAAATGGGACCACTTGAAGCACATTAAAGTGTCTCGCATCATCGGAACAGAACGTCAACGTCGTGAGGCTCTTGCCAAGAAGGCAGACGTATACACCATCGGAAGAGACAACGTGGCTTGGCTATGCGGGCTCTACGGGGGATCTTGCTTACCGTTCGACATGGTGGTCATCGACGAGCTCAGCAGTTTCAAGAACCCCAAGTCAATCAGATTCAAAGCTCTTAAGCACGTTCAGGCTTCACTCTCCCGAGTAGTAGGTTTGACTGGTACTCCGGCACCCAACGGTCTTATGGACCTTTGGGCCCAAATGTACCTCCTGGACCGGGGAGAGCGTTTGGGTAAATACATATCCCACTACCGGGACAACTACTTCAAGCCTGGCCGTCGAAACGGACACATTGTGTATTCGTATGACATATCCAAGGAAAACCAGGAGCGGATATACTCGAAGATAGGGGACATCTGTATGAGCATGAAAGCTAAAGACTATCTCGACCTCCCGGAGCGTATCGACAACATAGTCGAAATCCAGATGCCCCCGGAAATCCAAAAAGCTTACGACTCCTTCGAGGAGGAGCAAGTTCTCAGCATGATCGATCAGCTCGGGGACGCCGTAGAGATCCCAGCTGTCAATGCAGCGGCTTTGTCCACGAAGCTCCTCCAGTTTGCCAATGGAGCAGTGTACGATGAACAGAGAGTGGCTCACGAGGTGCACACGTTGAAGATCGAAGCCACGAAGGAACTCATTGAGGACGCCGGGGGACAGTCGGTCCTCATAGGTTGGACCTTCCAGCATGATAGGGACCGACTCATGAAGGCTCTCGCCAAGTATAAGCCCAGGGAACTCAAAACGGAGAAGGACATCGTTGACTGGAATGCCGGCAGAATCCAGGTTCTTTTGATGCACCCGGCTTCCGGGGGTCATGGGCTCAACCTCCAAGCCGGAGGACACCGCATCATCTGGTTTGGGCAGACCTATTCTCTTGAGCTGGAGCAGCAGTTCAATGCTCGACTTGACAGACAAGGACAGAAGGAGGTTGTTATAGTCAATAAACTGGTATGCTCGAAGACAGTGGACCAGGATGTCATAAGAGCCCAGAAAGCGAAGACCCGGGGACAGGATGCTCTCATGGAAGCTGTAAAAGCGAGGGTCGAAAAATATATGAAAAAATATCGCAAAACATCGTAGTATTTGTAGCAGAAGTATTATATTTGTGATACAAACAAAACAATAACACTATGAACTACGAAAACAAACATCGAATCGAAAGTCTGGCAAAAGCCGCTTGTCCCAACAACAAAAAGGTCTCGGTCATATTCCGAAGCAAAGAGAACAAGTTATCCGACCGTCCTAATGCTTTCATAGTAACTGTCGGGAAGAAGGGCTACACCTCAGTTAGACAGTCGAACTACTGGGCAGTAGACACAGTCAACTCATGCAAAGACTACTCCGACCAGGAGCTCGCCCAGATATTGAACACGATAACCAAAGATCTCGGGTCTCTCCGATTCTTCGGCTATCAGGATGCTAAATTCGTAAATTACAAAGGTGAAGAAGTAGAGGTTTAGCCTCTACTTTTTCCCCCCGTTTTATCGTAGGAATAAAAATATTTTTCGTATATTTGTAGTACAAACAAAAGGACAATGAAACGATATTACTACGAATTAATGGACGAGGATTACAACAGCTACGAAGCAGCTATCCCCGACGGAAGAATCAAAGCCAGAGCCATTGCTCAAGCAAAACGAGCAATGAAGGACTTGGGGATCCGAAGGGCTCTACTGGCAGTCAATAGCATGAGGACCTCCAACATATTGGACATAATCACAGTCGAATTGGATTGAAATAATTTCAATTTTTCTGGTGAAAAATTTTTTTAATTGGACATTTTTTCTTACTTTTACACTACACTTAACAACTAAACACTATGGAAAAGTTTATCGAAAAGTACAAGAGCTACAGCTCGAAAGTTCTTCAAAAGTTGGCCAAGGTCAAGACCGGTGACGAGCTTGACGCCATCGAATCCATCCTCGCATCGAGAGGAGCATCTCAGGAACATCCGGCAGAGGAGGGCGCTGTCTACAACGCCACTGAGACCGAAGAGTACAAAGCCGAGAACGGCATCAAGGAGAACGACGAGGTCGACGAGGAGAAGCCGAAGAAGGCTCGCAAGGCAAAGACCCCGAAGGAGCCCCGCCCGCTGAAAAAGGAGGTATCAGCCGAGGAGGCCCAAGCCAATCTCGAGAAGGCCAAAGCCAACATCGGCCGCTTCTGCAAGTTCATCTGCACGAAGACCAAGGAGCAGACCGACGGCATCATCATCGGAGTTCGTCTCGACCCCCGCAACAACTTCATCCAGTACCGCATCAAGACCAACGACGGTCACGTCTGGGGCAAGGGCATCGACTCGAAGGACCTGGAGCTCGGCGAGATGGCTCCGGTTCCCGAGGAGAAGCCGAAGCGCGGCCGGAAGAAGGCTGACGAAGCAGCTCCCGAAGCAGCTCCCGAAGCAGAACAGAACGAGCCGGAGAACGCACCGGCTGAGGAGTAAGTCAGAACTCCTCGCCAAGTGGAGCCGTCACTCCACTTGGCACCCCGGAGTGGTACAGGAGGGTTCGAGTCCCTCCCCGGGGTCTAACCTTTATACTAAAAATCATGAGTAACATACTTAAACACGCTGACCAAATCATCAATGAGCGGTCGGAGGAGAAGGAGAGACAATACGGACCATTCATGGAATGCAACCAGAAGGCCGCAGAGATCGCCTCGGTCATTACCGGTAAGCCTCTGACCGCTCTTGACGTGTCTTGGGTCCAAGTGGCAGTGAAAATGGCACGTGAATCCAATGCACACAAGGAGGACAACCTCCTTGACATGGTAGCCACAATCGGGGCCATCAACAACGAACTCGAGGACCCCAAGCCGTTAAAAGCTCCGGGGGTAGTACCTACGTACTTCTCAACCATTTCGGAGGCTGTAGACTTCATCCGGATCAGTCCCATCGAGGTGCACGAGATCAAACATGTTCTCACCGAAGAGGGACGCCGAATAGCCGTATACTACTCCCACAAAAACGATCCGGAACAGTACAATCCATTCTCAAACATCAAGCCATGAACACACAAGACTTTAAGCCATTCATTAAGAGCTGGGAGGAGATTTATGCCCTCCAGGGGGAGCTCCAGCTCATGTACAGACCATATTTCAAGGAACGCATCGCGAACTTTGACATCAACACTTTGGAGGATCAGGAGCTTTTCAAAAAACTCTGTTGGCAGATTGTCGAGGAGCTCACCGAAGCGATGGAGGCCAAGGACAAAAACGAGGAGGATCACGTGCTGGAGGAGCTGATTGATGCCTTCAATTTCATGCTCGAGCTTTACCAGCTGTACGGCATGGCCCCGGACTTTGCTTGGGGTCACACATACGGGTTCCGGAAGGATATTGCCGACGAGAATTTCGAGGAGAACATCCTGGAGCTGATCAAGACCATAGGTTTGGCTGCCAACTGCCTCAAGAACCGGGAGTGGAGACAATCTCAGTACATGGTTGACTTGGTGGTCTTCGAGGAGAGACTTTGGAACATCTGGGCAATGTTCGCTATGCTCTTCGGGAGCATAGGTGTCACGGAAGACAAAGTCCGGGAGCTATGGTCGTTGAAGTATCAAGTAAATCTGTTTCGCATTAAATCCAAATACTAACATGGGTAGAATATTCAAAGACTGTTTCGAAATGATCCGGGAGATGGACCGGGAGCTCAAGGTTTCCGGCATCACGGTCCCGGTCAACCATTACCAAAACCAAGAACTCAGCGGGGACGACCGGCTCACCAAGGAACTCATCGGGGTGAGCTTCGTCATCTCAAAGCCGTATCTCGGCAAACGTGAGATGCTCGACTTCATGTTCAAAGACGAGGCCGAGCTCATCGAGAAGTATTGCCGAGCAGAGCTCTCCGACCGGCTTGACAGAAACGGGGTCAATCCGGGTAAGAGCTGGGAGATCCGCCGGGACTTGTGGCAGAAGTTGGTGAGCAAGACTCGTCAGGAGGGTCGCTTCGACTACACCTACTCGGAGCGTCTGCACATCTTCCACAAGGGACCCGAGATCCACCAGTTGGACAATGTCATCATGACTCTCCGGGACGACCCGCACTCCAGACGAGCAATGGTCATGATCTTCGAGCCGGAGGACACACGGGCAACAGCCGGGGCTTTGACCCGAGTACCTTGCTCCGTCAGCTACCAGTTCCTCATCCGGAACAATCGGCTCCACGTGATATACTACATCCGGAGCAATGACTTCTTCAAGCACTTCGCAATCGACATCTGGTTGACAGAGGCTATGATGGACTACGTGTTCAACATCCTCGCAGCTACCTACCCCTCTCTCAAGAAGGGCTCTCTCCATTACTTCGCTGGGTCCCTCCATGCATACAACGAAGATCTTTCCAAATGGGTAATCTATTAAGCTATGACTATCGACGAAGCAAGAGCTAAAGCTCATCAGCAATATGACGATTGCATGTTCTGCCCGGGATGCTCGAGGCTCCTGACTGGGCTCCACATGGGGAGCCAGTGCTACACTAACTGGATCGAGAAGAAGGCACAGCAGATCCTCAAAAATTCGAAGAAAGATGAGCGTAGAAGTTAGAGTGTTGACCGGGGTAGTCTTGATCTCTTTGGCTGGAGCAGCTATATTCTACTTCGCATTTCTGATCGCAGTTGACGAAGTCAGAAAGGACATAAAGCGCAAAAGACATGGCAGGAGGAAATGAGGAGCCCATCATCATTGGGCTGGCAATAGCAGTAATAATCGGAATAGGGATCGTCTGTCTCATAGACGCTCTCAAAAACAAACTCAAGTGATATGTGTGGAATAAGTATATCAAGAAGGATCAACACTGTATACAAGATACAACATCGGGGGACTGAAACTGTTCAGATTGCTCAGGGAGGATGGTTTCTCGGTCATGTACGTTTGCCCATTCAGACTGAGCCAGGGGATGACCTGGCTCAGCCCATAAAACTGGCAGGAAACAATGGGTGGCTCCTTTATGTCGGGGAGATCTACAACTACCCTCAGAAGTATAACAGCGACGTCGAGTACCTCCGGGATCTGTTTGGGTCCTCGTGTCTCGAAGACATAATCTATGAAGCCAACAAATGGGATGGCATGTGGGCAATATGCTGGTACCGGAAGGGACACATAGTTGTCTTCACTGACCCTCTCGGCAAGAAGCAGCTCTACTACAACCAATTCGGGGAAATCTGCTCGGAGATAACCCCGTTGGTGTCGGACTTCAAAGACTTCGACAGGTATTACCAGTCGGAAGTCTTCAAATGGGGGTACAACTGGGATGACAGAACTCCATGGAACAACGTCAAGCGTATTATGCCGAATACTGTCTATTCCTTCGATGACATGAAGGTGAAGCCCACCATTATCCGGAGGGACTACTACAGATGGGGGATCGGGGAACGGAGTCATTTCGCAAAATCCGAGTTCGCCGAAGTCCTCCGGGGCTTGGTCGAGAGGTCCGTAAAACGCCGGGCAATGTACTCTAAAGTCCCGGTCGGAGCTTTGGTTTCTGGAGGACTTGATTCATCCATAGTTGCCTCTATTCTTCATCGAATGGGTCTGGGGGTTAATCTCTATATGGTGGAGAATAATGAATCAAAATTTGGCATGCTATTGTCCGAATTTTTGGGGGTTTCTATCACCTCTCTTGACCCCATCCCAGATGATAATTGTCTGGAGAGGTGTCTCCGCTACAACGAAACCCCCATCGACTTGGGCTCCATGATCCCCCAGTTCCGACTCATGGAGAAGGTCAAGGAAAAGGTCATCCTGACCGGGGATGGAGCTGACGAACTCTTCGGAGGCTATCGCCGAGTTGATGACTATGACTCCCAGCTCTCAGACGTGTTCCAAGAGCTTCCGTTCTACCACATGCCTCGGCTTGACCGGGCTTCCATGAGGAGCACAGTTGAACTCCGGTCACCATTCCTGGGACATGACGTTGTCAGGTTCGCTCTCCGTTTGCCCCGGGAGGACAGAACTCACAAGCGCATTCTCAAAGATGCTTTCAGCGACGTCCTGCCTCAGGAGATTCTCGACCGACCCAAAGAGCCTCTCAAGTGCCAAAGTATACGGCAGGATCCGATGGCGTACCGCAAGAAGTGTCACGAAATATTCTACAACTTATGGCAATAGCTATTGGATATTACCGGGTATGGTTTAAAGAAGATGACTCCAATACGGAGGCTCAGTGGTTCAAAATGACGCTCCGGAATGGGTCCATTAGACCTTCCATACGTTCCATAAGTCGGGAAGAGGCTTTGTGGTGGATCAAGTCTCGAAAAATGAAAGACGTTACCCCAGGCAATCCTGCGGGCAAGATATTCGAATCGGAAGGCCAACCGTTCAGGAAGGCATTCCAGGAGCTTCCTCTTCACACACGTTACAATTTTATCGAAGGGGCAGCTCTCTCATCAGGTACAACACACCGAGCTCGTCTCGAAAAATACTTTAAAAAATGAAAATCGTAAAAGTAAGAAACGTAAAGACCCCGACCAGAGGAACGGTTCTGTCCGCCGGGCTGGACTTCTACATCCCGGAAGACTTCGAAGCCAAACAGATCTGGCCGGGCGAAAGCATCAACATTCCGTCCGGGATCAAAGCTCAAATTCCCCGGTGGTGTGTCCTAATCATGTTCAACAAGAGCGGTATTGCCACCAAGCACCAGCTCCAGGTCGGAGCCTGCGTGGTTGACGAAGACTACCAAGGAGAAATCCATCTGCACGTCATGAACGTCGGCAAGGATCCCGTCATCCTCAAGCCGGGGATGAAGCTGGTTCAAGGTTTGGTGATGCCTATTGTCTATGCCGGGGTGGAAGTTCTCGAGTCGGAGGACGAGCTTTTCCCGCAATCGACTGAAAGAGGAGTGGGGGGCTTCGGGTCCACGGGGGAATAGGACCCCCGGGCCCAAAAGTTGAGGATTTTATTGTTTCTTTGTTTACAATTTTTCTATGGCCCCTGCCCCAAAAGTTGGTCAAACCATTGTTTCATTGTTTACAAATCAGGGGGACTCCCGGCCCCAAAAGTTGATAAAACCATTGTTCCATTGTTTATTGGCAAAAATCTCGACAGCCCCTCCCCTAAAATCCGGGGGACCCCTATTGTTTATTGTTTATCATTCCGATGGAAAGAATCCCAAACCATTGATAATCAATCACTTAAATTAAAACAGCAGTAAACAATGAGAAACAATAATAAACAATCATTGTTTCTCGATAATCGATTGAATATCAATGATTTAGGCCCTTGTAAACAATGTAAACAATAATTTAGGAGGAAAACCTGAATAGGGAATATGAGGAAAATTATGACCAATTTAGGAAATGAAAAATCACAAAATAGAGTGCACAGAAACATTGTTTACATTGTTTCTCGGGAGAAGAATTGGGGACCTAATCAATTGAATATCAATCACTTAGGTGAGAAACAATAAGAAATTTTATTGTTTACTACTGGTCAAATATTGTTTATTATGGAAAAAACTGAGAAATTGGGGCTACCCCCAACTGGGAAACTTGGAGTGTTCCGGCGATGGCTGGGGATCTACTCAAAAGAGGAGCGGGAGGTCCTGGACTACGCCCGCAAATTGAAAAAGACCACCATGCGAATAGCACGGGGTCAGCTGACTCTGTCATCCCGTCCGGGATGGATGCGGCACGAGGACTGGGTTGAGGTCCGCAAATTACAAACCAAATTAGAAAGGAGACGTAGAAAATGATTGCAATTTACCTGTTGGCCATCATCGGTCTGTTCGCGATTTTCGGCGGGATCCGCCAATGGTGGATCAGTCCCAAACGGAAATTGAGCCGATCCATCAAGCAGATGGAGAGAGCGGAGAGACGGATCCAAAAGTTCAAAAAGAAGTCGTAGGCGAGTAGAGTCAGTAGAACTGACAGAGTCAGTAGAACTGACAGAGTCAGTAGAACTGACA